TTGTATTCCTAACAAAAGCTGAATCACTGGAGCGTCAGTTCCAGAGTAGGGAGCCGCGATTCGGCGTAGTAAACCGAGTCGCGGCTTTTTTGGTAAGGCGATGACTGAAAAAAACGGCAACGATAAAAAACACAAGTGTCGCAATTCTGATTGCAAGCGCCCGATTCGTAAGAGCGTGGACGGTCAGCATTACAACCTGTGTCGACAATGCCGCCTCGACGCCCAGATGGCGAAAGAGGGAAAGCCGGAAGTAGACCCGACCATCAGCCGCGAGAAGCGCGAGTTGATGAAGCAGACCAGCAGCATCCTTTTGCAAGCTGGCGACAAATACGCCGAAGTCGTCCAGGTGTGCGATCGCATGATGTCGATGCATGGCGGGCTTGAGGGTTTCTGCCTTGAGTGGAAACACCAAGTCGACACCGCCATGTCAAGGAACCCTGGTTCGCGGCTGGTGCTTGACTACTTCCGTGACTTGGTCCGGCTGCACATGAAAGCAGCTGAACATCGCCCCGCCAATACAGACATCGACGCGATGGAGTTGGAAGACGTAAGCGCCGAAGTGGAGCGCATGGCGTCCCAAATGGGATTGCGTTTATTGGCGGACGAAAATGACGAAGACGCAGCGTAGCATTACGCCTAGCAATCAACAGCGACTCTTAAAACTCGCCGCGCATCGATCGCGGTTGGAGAAAGAGGCGTTGAATATATTTCGTCCCAAGCCCAACCAACTGAAGGTCTTCTATTCGGGCGCGTCGGAATTGCTGTTGCGAGGCGGCAACCGATCGGGCAAGTCGGTGTGCGCTGCGATGTTGTTCGCGTCGGCGTGTACTGGGATTCCGATCTATGACAGTGACGGCAATAGTCTTCCGATCTATGGGCCGCACGCTTTTGCGCACGAGCAGAACCGCCCGATGACGATGTGGACGATCGGGCTTGGCGAAAAGCACATCGGCCAGACGCTGCATCGATTGCTGTTTCAACGCGGCTTGTTCGACATGGTCAAAGACCTTGAGACGGACAAGTGGCGAGCGTATGACCCTGAAACGGATCAGGACCGTCAAGCCGATCGCCGCCCCTCGCCGCCGGCGATTCCCAAAAGGCTGATTAACCCCAAAGGCTGGGGTTGGAAAGACAAAGCCAACCGCCTGTTCACCAAATGCGAGTTAACGAACGGCACGACCATCTACGCGTTCACGTCGGTGGCTGACCCGAAGATGGGCGACCCGGTCGACTACATCTGGATCGATGAGAAAATCAAATTTCCTGGTCACTACGCGGAGTGGCAAGCGCGTATCTCTGACCATGAGGGACGCATCGTCTGGTCGGTTTGGCCTGGCCACGGCTCGCACGTCGTCGTCGATTTGAGCAAACGGGCGAAAGATCAACAGGACCGGAAGAAGCCGGACGTTGAAGAAGTCGTCTTGCGATTCAGCGACAACCCGTTCATCAAGGAAGACGAGAAACGGAAGCGGCGAGAGGGCTGGAGCGCAGAGGAAATCAAGTCGCGTGATGACGGCGAGTTCGTCTTCGGCGCGTCTCGTGTCTACCCGAACTTCAGCGAATTCGTTCACCGTACGCCGCCGGCCAGCGAAGGCGACTACGACGCGGCAGATAAGATCCTCGCGAAGAACGGCGGGATGCCGCCGACGAATTGGTGTCGCGGTTTGATCCTCGACCCTGGTCACTCGCACCCTGGCGTCCTGCTGACCGCGATCGCCCCGCCTGACGTTGCCGAGGTATGCGGTGGCGATGTTCACGTCATTTACGACGAAGTCTATATCCCCAGCTGCGACGCCCACACGCTGGCGAAGCACGTTTTGCACAAGGCGAAGAGTCAGTCGTTCCATTACTTCGTGATGGACTCGCACGCTGGCCGAACGACGCCGATGGGCTTCAGTAAAACGGTTCGCGAGCATTACGAAGACGCGTTCAATCTTCTAAGTCTGCGATGCGTCTCGACTGGCGGCACATTCCGCATGGGTAGCGATGACTTGATGGGCGGAATCGAAGCCGTCCGCGAAGCACTATACATCCGCCGGAACGGTCGCCCCAAGCTGCGCCTGGTTACCGGCAACTGCCCGGCGTTTATCAAACAGATGGCGATGTACCGCAAAGAGGAACATCCCTCGTCCGGCGTCACAGGCGAGAAGCCGGCAGGCCGGCAGATCGATCCTCTTTGTGACTGCATCCGCTACTGGTGTGCTGGCGACTTCCAGTACGCGCCGCCGCCAATCAACGCTATGCCGGCCAGTCCGGCGCTTGAGTATTTCCGTAGTCAGTGGTCCCCAGCGCCGAAGCAGGATCGCATGTCAGTGACGTGTGGACCCGGCGCAACAACAAACGAGGTTTCCCAACGATGAGTAGCAAACAGCGAGAAGGCTTCGACAGTGGCGAGACAACGGTCATCGGTTGTCAGGTCGTGTTTTACGAGAAGGGCGACACGCGAGCGACGCCGATCGCAGCGGTCGTCACCGACATCGATTATCTCAATCGCTGCCACTTGGCGACGCTTCCCAAGCACGCGATGCAGTTCGTTCTGCGACGCAACGTCAACCATGTGCTAACGGATGTCCAAGACCCAGTCGCCGCCCAGTACGGACTCTGGGAAACGCTCAGTGAATCGATTCAGCGCCAGCAACTCAAGGACGCGGAACGTATCGCGAAATCGCGTCAAGCGCAGGCCCACGTCGCTGAAGCGGAGACGGGCGAGCAAGAGCGTGTGCAGATTATGCGACTGAACGCAGCCGGCAAGTCCAATAAAGAGATTGCGAAAGAAGTCGGCGGCAAGTGGAACGCCATGACGGTTAGTAGCGTGATTAAGAGCCGAACGACCCAACGCGTAACCGCAGGATCGACTGAATGATTAGCGCCCTCGAATCCTCACGCGTGTCGCCCGATCCGACGAAGAAGACGGAAGTAATGCGACCGCTCGTTAGTGGCTGGCTCGGCAAGATCCAGCAGGCGATAGCTGTGCGCAAACCGTGGGACTCGATTGCGAACCAGTGCCACCATTTTTTCAGCGGCGAAATGGGCTTCATGTGGGACGACAAGTTCCAAGCGAAGTACCTCAACGGCAAGATGAAGCCGCGTTTTAAGATCACGCTGCAAAAGGGATTCGAGTTGGTGTCCATCTTTGGACCCACGATGTACCACCAGAATCCGGCTCGTGCCGTCCGCCCGCGTAAACAGTTCGAGCCTGACCCTCAGATGTTCGGCGGGGAAGAGTCGCCGATGTTTCAGCAGGTTGTGCAAGAGCAGTTGAAGCGCGACATGGATGACGACATCCGCACCCAGTTGATGGAACTCTATCTGAACTACACGCCGGACGAGCAGCCGTTCGGCGGCCTCGCCGAAAACTCTCATTCAGCAATCACCGAGGCGTTGGTGTCAGGGCGAGGGGTCGTCTGGCCGCGCCAGTATAAGATGCCGGGTTCGCAGCGAACGCTGACCGGATGTTTTTTCGACTCGCAAGAGAATCTGTTTTATGACCCCGATTGCACCTCGCTCGACGACGCTTGGTGGGTGGCGAAACGAGAGGTCTTGCCGTACTGGAAGGTCGAACGCGAATTCAATCTGCCGAAGGATTCGCTGAAGGACAAAGCGACTGCCGAAAGCCACAACGGTCGAGGTGAGCAGAGGGGCGACGACCTGGCGTCGTTTCATCGCAAGCAGGGCGTGACGAACGACCTAATCGTCTTCTACCGTATCTGGTCGAAGATGGGTTGCGGCGGACGACTGACCGGCGTTGACACGTCCTTGCGAGAGACGTTGGACGAGGTTTGCGGCGACTATTGCTACGTCGTTGTTTGCGAGGGCTGCGACTGGCCGCTCAACGCGCCAAGCGACGCGATTGAGAGGGAATCGGACGATCAGATCGAGAAGCGGTTTCGTTGGCCGATCCCGTTTTGGCGCGATGACAAATGGCCGTTTGCGATGTTGGACTTCTACCCGAACCCCAAATCGCCGTACCCAATCGCACCGATGGCGCCCGGCTTGGGCGAGTTGACTTACCTCAATATCTTCATCAGCCATCTTGCTGGGCGAACGTGGTCGAGCAGCCGTGACATCATCGCGGTCTTGGAGCGGGCGGCTGCGGAAGTCGAGGGACCGCTACGATCGGCGGAAGACTTGGCGATCATCAAGATCAGCGAAGTCAATAAAGACCTGAAGCAGTGCATTCAATGGATCGACCAGCCGAACGTGAATACCGACGCGTTCCAAATGATCGACCGAATCACACATCTGTTTGAGCAACGTACCGGCTTGAACGAGTTGGTGTACGGCTTGAATCCTGGCGGCGCGCAGAGTCGTTCGGCGACCGACAGCAAAATCAAGAACAAGAACAGCCAAGTCCGGCCAGACTATATGGCTAGGCGTGTCGAAGCGTGGATGGAACTAGCGGCGGACATGGAGAAGTTCGTCGCGCGGTGGTTTGTCGAGGGAAAAGACATCCAAGACCTCGTTGGCCCGGTGGGCGCTCGTCTCTGGGACGAGAAGGTCGTTGGCGTAGAACCGGAAGTCGTCGTGCGGGAAATGCGCGCTACAGTCACCGCCGGTTCGATGCGCAAGCCTAATAAAGAGCGAGACACCGAGAATATCAACGCGGTCGTTTCGACCCTCTTCCCGGTGCTGGACAAGCACGCCGACGCTACGTCGGACACGAACCCGCTCAACGCGTTTGTCGAGCAATGGGGCGATGCGATCGAGATGGACGTTGACGAGCTTCGGATGGGTCCTCGTACGCCGGCACCGCCGCCGCCGCCGACGCCAGAGCAGCAGCAAATGATGCAGCAGCAGGCGGAAGCCGAGCAAGCGAAGGCGCAGGCCGAGTTGCAGAAGGGGCAACTGGCGATCCAGAAGTCGCAAGTCGACATACAGGCGGCGCAGGCGCAGGCAGCCGTTGACCAACAGAAAGCGCAAATCGAGATGCAGAAAGCGCAGGTCCAAGCACAAACGGCGGCCCAGTCCGCCCAGCTGGAACTTGCCGTCAAGCAAGCCGACGCCCAAACCAAGCAGCAAGACGCCGCGCTGAAGCAAGCCGACGCGATGGCGAAGGTGGAAGAGACTCGCATCAAGACTGAGGAAGCTGGCGTCAATGCTCAGTCGGCTGCGATGCAGTCAGCGGCTGACGTGGCAATCGCTCAGTACGACGTGGAAGAAAAGAAGTTGGAAGTGGACCTGAAAGAACTCGACATCGAGTTGAAAAAGCAGGACATCAAGCTGAAGCAAAAACAACTGACGCTGATCGATAAGAAGCCAGCGTCGGAGGGAAACAATGACGATTCTAACTGACCCTAAGAAACTGGTGACCGTCCAGTTCGATGAAGCAACGGCGGCGACGCATGAGGTTGTTGCGTTGACGGCGGGGCAACGCATCACAGTCTACGAAGCCCATCTCCGTGCGGTCGCCGCGAACGACGTTTCGCTAACGAGTGCGGCGACGGTGAAGATCGGTCCTGTCGGCTTGATCGCAGGCGGGGCGATCGACAAACCGGCCAATCAATTGATTCCGGTTGTTCAATGCGTCGCCGGGGAAGCGTTCCAAGTCGTGCTTACCACGACCGGTCGCGTCACAGGCTGGTTCCGCTACATCAAGGAGTAATTACGTGGCTGGTTGGACTACGAAAATCAACGGTGTGTCTTATCGCGCAACCATCGTCGCCGGCAAAACGGTGTACGACCCGCCTCTGCCTGACGAACAGATCGCGAGGGACAAGCAGCGAATGCGCGAAATGGCCAAGGCAGGGAAAGCGCCGGGCTGTGTCACCGACTCAACATTCTTCGCGGGCGTTGGCACGTTGGATAAGCAGTTCGCCGACGATCCAGCAGGGCTTGCACGAATCGTTGCCAAGGCGAAAGCCAAAGGCTACACGCCGATGCCGGGCGACTTCTATCAACCTGGCCTGGCCGACGACGAAGGCGACCCACAAGCGTTTGTGAAATCGCGAGGCGAAGTCCAAGAGCGGTGCATCGAACGAGGCGTACCGTGCGAGGGCTCGTGCAAGGTCACGGATGCGGAAGCCCCGGCGCGACCGGAGCGAGCCCGCAAAAGACGCGTGACGTTAGGGAAGGATATTGTCGCTCGTCACCTGCGCGAACGGCAGGCGGCCAATCCTGAATTGAACGTCAAGACCGAGACGGCGGACATCATCGAAAAACACGGTGGAAACCATGTCGATTGAGCTTTACACGTATAAGGATGCTTACGACCACGTCGTTGATGTCTTCGATGTTGACACGACGGGGCGGGAAGGTCGCAATGTGCGCCGAGCGATCCTTGCTGCGTATCGAGCTTTGCCGAACGTCTATAAGTGGCGGTACTACGAGCGACGCTATTCGATCCGCAGTGAAGCGTCGGTGTCAGACGGAAGCGTCGCCTACACGCATTCCACGCGAACCGTCACGTTGACGGGCGACACGTTTCCGACGAACGCGGATCTGTACCGAATCTACTTCGCCAGCGATCAGGCGCATTACCCGATCGAGTCTTACGGTTCGTCAACGACCGTGACGCTTTCCGAACAGTTGAATCCCGGTGCAGATGTAGTTGCTGGAACTTCCTACATCTGCTACCGGGCTTCCTATCCATTCCCGTCGAACTTCCGCAAGATCGATAAGGCGTGGGATGTCATCGGCAACTACGCGATCGACTATCGCGACCCGCCCGAAGCGCTAGGCCACTCGATTTGGTATCAGACGCCCAGCACGCCGACCATCTTCACGATCAACGCTGGCGACTCGGACTACTACGGCGCGTTGACGATGACGCTAAGCCCGCCGCCATCGACGGCACGCACGTACGAATTCAACTACCAAGCCGGCCCGCGACCGCTGCGGGTATTCAGTGAGTCCACCGGCACGATCGATCATGGCGCGGCTTCGACGACCGTCACTGGCACGGGAACCGCGTTTAGCGCCGCCAACCACGAAGGCGCGGTGATTCGCTTTTCGTCGGATTCGTCCACGGTTCCTACCGATCGCGAGGGCGACAACCCGTACACCGCTTACCGAATCGTCGATGAGGTTGCGTCAACGACCAGCCTCACCATCGACGCTGTGCCTGGTATCGGCGCGTCTGGCGTGAAGTATTCGATTAGCGACCCGCTCGACTTTACGACAGACACGATGCACACGTATTTCCTTCGCGCGTGCGAAGCCCAGTTCGCGTTACTGACGAAGCGAGAGGATCGCGCGGAGTACGTGCAGCTGGCGATGTTGGCGCTGCAAGAGGCAGCCGGCGGCGACTCACGAAACCGAAACTCGTCGTCTGGGTCTGTTCAACACCCGTTCCATTGGCGCGGTTGGTCAACAGTACCGGACGAAGTTGTTAACGCGAGTCCCACTTAATGAGCGTCCTTGAAGACAGCATGGATCAGATTGTCACGCAAATTGATGCGTTGAGCCTAGACGGGCTTGGCGACAACGGCGTGAACAAGCGGATTGCGCCTTGGGATCAACACAAGATCCACTCGGGCGTAACAGTCCACCTGCCGGAAAAGGAATGGGAGTTAGAAGGCACGAACACCTGCGACGACATCGCCTACCCAATCATGGTGACGATCGTTCGCGGAACTAGCGGGAGCGAGTCGGACCACGTTGGCCGCATCGCGACCTGGCGACAAAAGATTCGACGTGAATTTATCCATCAGCGGCTGTCCGGCGTCACGAGCGTTCACACCGTACACGTTCGGTTTGGTCACGTCGTCATACCAGACAAGTGGCGTAAGAACCACATCGCGACGACGATGGCTATTATCTGCATCTCTCGTGAAGAGAGAGGAAATTAAACATGGCATGCAACGCTTCACAAGGCGCCCAAGCACGACTGGCAATCGAGCAAGCAGCGGCGATTACGTCATCGGCATACGAAGTCGAATTCACTAATGAGTCGATCGAGCAGATTATCTCGATCGTCAACAGCGATGGCGTTCGCGGCACGCGGTCGCTTCACTCGAATCGCACCCGCGATCGTGCGCAGTTTGTGCAAGGTGAGATTACAACTCATCCTTCGCCAGCCGACTTGGATGTCTGGTTGCCGATGATCTTAGGCGCGGCAGCGTCCGGCGACACCTTCGCGTTGGCTGAGACGATTCCAGCAGTGGCGATCGCCAAGTATCTAGACGGCGAATACTTCGACTTCACCGGCTGCCACGTCAACCGTGCGATCTTCCAGTCGCAGGCTGGCGGGTTGGTTGAACTGAAAGTGCAGTTCATGGGGACGACCGAAGACGCGACGCCATCGTCATGGGTTCCAGCCGGCGGCATGGGATCAACGGCGGCGGATCAGCCCTACGTGCATAGTGACTCGACGGGTGCGCTGGTTCTGGCTAGTGACGCGATCGCCATGATGAACTGGCGGCTTACGATCGACAACGGCATTGACATGCGGTTCACCAACTCGCTGACTCCGACCAGTCTTTGCCCGACGACGCGGTCCATTAGTCTCGAATTCACGTTGCCGTTCAATTCGGCTGACGAAGTCGACGTGTACACGGACGGGACGACGGCGAAGACGGGGACGCTAACATTCACCAATGGATCGGTCAGCACACTCTTTACATTCCCTGCGTTGCACCAAGAGCCGCGAACGCCAAAGGTGCAGGGGAAACGCGAGATTACCAATTACGTGAAACTCGTCGCCTACGAAACGGACGCGGCGAAAGAACTAGTCGTAACCAATGATGCAACGGTGTAACAGATGCCAGCAGCGTACATCTATGACGGGTACACACAGCCGGGCCGCATCAACGCGGTCGATGGGTTGCACCCTGAAGTCAACTTCCTGTTTCGCCCCAAGTTCGGCGGCGATCGAGCGGAAGTCTACTCGCGAATGAAATTGCATGCGGAGGGGCGGAACCGAGAAGACATCGTCGACGTGGCGATTGCGGGGTCAATGGTCGAATGGGATGTGCGGGATGGCAACGACGGTACAGTTCCGATCCATCCGCAGCACGTCGCGAGGCTGCATCCCAAAGTCAAGCTGAAGATGTTTGAACAGGTCATGGCAAACCAACCCGCCGAGGAAGCGGCAAAAAACTGAGTAGCGGGGTGAAGCTGGCGTTGGTGTATCCGCTCGTCTCATCTCGCGAATGTCAAACGTGCCTGAAATGGCAATATGACGAGGCGACAGGACAGCCTATGATTCGGCGCGGCGAACCGATGAAACGATACACCAAGCCGATGTGCGAAACGGACGTTGGATGCCCCAAAGGAACACCCGACCACAACCGGGCTTTGACAGAGCAAAACCGACTGGCCTGGCAGTTCCATCGGGAGTGCGAGGCGGTCGGTTCGTTTCCTCGCGACGCGATCGTGAGGCGCAACGCGGTGGTTATTCGGAACGCCAAGGAATGGGCGGCGAAAGCAAATGCCTAACGAATACGAAGAATACGAATACGGCGACGGCTACTTTCACGAGGGCGGCGAGTTCCAGATCGACTTGGAAACCCCGCCCGAGGTCAGTGATGCCGACTTCGCCGACGACGATCCGTTCGACATACCGTCACCCGAAGAGGGGTTGCCCGACACCGACCTTCCTGACGCTCCGTTGCGAGAAGAGGGGTTGCCCGACGCTGAACTACCCGCCGCTGAAGTAGGTGAATCACCAAAGCTACCGGACCAAGAACTGCCGGCGGGGTGGGAGCCTTATGAGGCCACTGACTTTCCGGCCACGTCAATTGATCCATCAATGTTCGGCGGCGAGGCTCGTCGAACCACGGCGGATGATCTACCGACCAACCCGTGGGAAATGGCCGAGGCGCACCGCAAACCGCTCGGCCAGGTGCAGCAGTCGGCGAGCATTCCGCCACTTCCAGAGTCGGCATGGCAAGATCCGCAGCCGGCATTCGCAGAAGACCTCGCGCCGGTAGCGGCGCCCGAAACTCCTAGCGCCTCTCCTCCTGCTACTGGGGCGCCTTGGGGTGGTAGTGGGTTACCTCAACCCGCATCGTTGCTGACACCTCCGGCGCCGGGAATTGAAACCTCACCGCGCGTCGGGGGTGCGTTTACGAGTCATCCTCCGCTTGATGACGTTCCACCGCCAGCGGTTCCGACTGAACAGGCGCCCAAGGCTTACGAACCTCAGTGGTCGAACCAAAACGCTGACGGATACTTTGGCGACAACATTACACAGAACGCCGGATCGCAGAGCGTCCAAGGCACGCAGACGCACGATCAGGGCGGCCAAGGCGACTTCGACACGGCGGGCATCGAGCAGGCCGGCGAGGAAGTCAATGAACAGATTGACCAACTGGAAGACGTAGTCATTCAGATGTTCGGCAGCATCGCTGATCATATTCGTGGCGTCACCTCGTCTGTTCGTCAACTCGAAGACGCGAGGTTCACCAGCGAATGACCATCTTCAAGTTCCGCGATTTCGAGCATCCCGTCTCAGAAGTCAACTTGCTGTCGCACGATATGCAGCAGACGTACAGCAATCGCGGACACCAATTCCGCCGCATCGAGGTGTTCACGACAGAAGTCGTCATCTGCACGACCGGCCAATCGAACTTCGATACCGAGCTTTCCGAGTTGCGGACGGGGTACGGATTCGACGGGCTTGCCGGGCCGCCGCTCGCTGGTGAGCAGGCCGGCTTGTTCTGGGATGACGGTACGCCAACGTCGCACGTCATCGACGCGACCGGATCGATCAACGGCATTCAAGTTTTACGGATGAACTTCACGGGCAACGATGGCGCGGAGTTGGCGACCCAACGGACGTTGCAAATCACATTGAAGGCAGAGTATCCGGTTGATAGCGGTCAGTTCGATCAAAACCTACTGGAATGGCACAACGAGATTCAAGTCATTGGGACAGGCGGACCTCGGTTCGAGGTTTACGAATACGAGATTGGGCCGCCAGTCGTCCAGACCACGCATGAATTCACTAAAGGGCGTGCCCGTCAGTGGGGTCACGCTGTGATGGCGTACGGACCTTACATGCTGCCAGCCGTGCCGCAGTGGGCCACGTTCCTTAAACATGACAAGACGCGAGTCGGTCACACCAGCGCGCACCACCAACGTAACGGTTTCGAGAATTTCAAGACAACGTGGTACTACGAATTCGAGGCACCCATTGGGTTTGACCCCGTGGACGAGCCTGAAAAGAGGTAGAAAATGGCAAATATCGCATGGATCGGCGGCGCGTCGAATGTCGCTAAAGAGGAGTCGGTCGGTTTGGGCGGGACGTGGTCCGCGTCCGAGACGATTACGATCGACCTAGACGGCGCGGTTTCGTTGACGTTGACGCTGGGCAGTGCGTCGCTCAATGACATCGGCAACGACGTGGTCTACATGATGACGGGCAACGGGTCACTGACGAGCGGGTCAAGCGTTACGGGGCTTGGATCGGCGTACGGTGAATTCCGGCAGTTGTCAGCGGTCACGTATACGACTGCGACGACAACCCTCAATTTCGTCGGCAAGGTAGACGGGCGTCCGTTCACTCTGAATTGGTCGGACACGTCAGGGTCCGGCACGACGCTGCAATCAGTGGACATCGCAGCGGGTAGCGGCGCCGCGTGGGGGACGGCGGCCAACTGGGAAGGTGGGACAGCGCCGAGTACCGGCGACACCGCGATCTTCGACTACCGAGCGACCTCGCCGCTTAAGTTTGGAATCAACCAAGCAGCCGTCAACCTCGCGGAAGTGGACTACCGGAAAGACTGCAAATATCCGGTTGGGCTGCCAGCAATCAACGTCGATGATCCTTCGTACCCATATCCTGAGATGCTACCAACGCATTTGGAAATTGGGACGGGGACGATCGCCGTCAATGTCGGTGTTAATGGCGAGCAAGCCGGCACTAATTCGATGAGTTGGGTCAAAGTCGATACCAGTACCGCGTCAACGGTTAACGGCTTGGTGTATCAGACCGCCGTACGCTCGACGCAAGCGCCGGTCAACATCATCACCGCTTCGACAATCACTTCAACGTGGACGGTCACCGGTGGCGATGTTGAATTTGGAGTCGGCGACGGGAACTCGGCGGAAGTCGACACGCTCAACCTCGGATCGAACGCAACAGTGACGCTGGGTAGCGGGACGTACGGGACGGTGAACATGAGCGGAGGCAAGGTCTACGCGCTAACATCGCCGACCACGGTCGACGGCAAGGGCGGCGGCGGAACGTACTATCAGCGGTCAGAATCGGGCTCGACCAACTTCACCCTCAAGTACACGACGCTATTGATCGAGGGGGCTGCCGGCACTGGCACAATCGCCGCCTACGATCGTGGAATCATTGACCTACGAAACGATCCGCGAGTCAAGAGCCTGGGCGCGGTGGACCTTTATAAGGGAGCCGGCTACGCCGATCCGCTAGGCATCGCGACACTGTCGGCGGGTCTTGATCTGAACGGAATCACGACGAAGGACCTACGTGTGTGGGACCCGCCGTGCGACGTGAAGGTCACATTCGCCGCAACGACGTGATATGCCACAAGGAACCGCAACACTCTCTACGCTTCGTTCTGTCGGCGGCTATTTGTCGCTTACGCCTGGTGCTGCGCCCGGCGAGGGGATCATCTACACCGAAGCGGCCAACACGACGCCAATCATCGATACGCTGACGCTCGCGTACGGCGGGACGACGATCAACTTCCCCGACATTCGGATCGTCCGCAGCGTGTTTCTGAGGCGTGGCGGAAGGTGCCTGATGCGCCATCGCATTAAGGACCAGCGGTGGAAGATCGAGCAAGGCAAGCTCGGCGGTCGGTTCAATCGGCGAGGCGGCGACAACGAGCCGGTTGACGACGCCAACAAGAAGTCTGCCCAAGAGTTGTTCGACGAGATTGCGGACCAACTGGACATCACGATCGACAGCGCGAGTGCGGACGGCGACAGCTACCCCGATGTTGATTGGGACGCCTCCGACTCAGTCGACGCGATCAATTCGCTTTGCCGGCAAGAGGGGTTGGCGTTCTGCCCAGTTGAAGATGGCAGCTATAAGGTCCATAAAGTTGGCGAGGGCGACGATTTGCCAACTTCCGGCAGCATGAACAACTCGCAGCGGACGATGCAGTCGGCTAAGCCGCGATACGTCCGCGTCGTGTGCGGGCCGACAGAGTTCCAAGCAATGTTTCGGTTGCGAGCAATCGGGCAAGAGTCTGACGGGACGTGGAAACAGCCAATCGACTTGAGCTACCGTCCCTTTTTTGGCTGGGGTTCGGAGTCTCCTGAATCGTTCGCCGGCGTCGGAGCGAATCGCTACTTGGCGCTGAAGACGGTTTGGCGGTATTACCAAATCAGTTGGTGGGAAGATGCGCCGCTCGATGTTCCAGAAATGGACCCTGACGACATCTTTGACCCCAAGCAGGCGCGGCCAATCCTCGACCACCTGTTGGAGTCAGCGGAAGACAAGTTGACCGCCGAGCAGCTGTCGCAAGGCGCTAAGATATTCGGTGAGTTTGCGAACGGTCACATGGTGATGGCGACGACCAGCGGAAACACTGAGTACCTGGGCGACTTTGAGGTCCAGGGCGATGAGGGGCGAGTCTTTTTCCCGCTTCCCGTCTACAAGTTCACGCTCGGCCAGACAGACGAAGCCCGGTTGTATCTCCGCTGCGCCTACAACGCTCGCCATGAGAATGGGCAACTGGACCGCTACGTCCGCGAACGGGAGATTGAACCGGCCAGCGATGGCGTCGCCGTCGTTTACCGCGAAGACCTCGTGCGCCGGTTTGTCCAGCAATACTCGTTTGTTGGGGATTGGCTGAAGAACAATAACGACGACAACCTGTCGGACATCCGTGACGCCTGCGACGCTTATATCGACTTGCTGGAAACTAAGTTCGACGAAGCGAAGGACATCGAATACGACGGCTTCCGCAACGACTGCTTTCCCAATGGCAAGATCGAGCGATGCGAATTCCGCTGGGGCAACGGCGAACTAGCGACAACGCGCGCCAGCACCAACATGGACTTCGACTTTCTTCATGGGGGAGGTTGATGTCAAATCGAACGGCGCCCTTTCGGCTCCAACGGTTTGTTCAAGCGATCAACGCTGGGACGACCGACATTCAGCCGTTTGACGTTTGCGAACACGTTGGCACGGAGTTTCGCGGCGGCCTTGAAGAGGTCGTCCGCGTCCGCCAGGTCGCCCAACCGACCCACGCCACCGCGATCAATGGCGCAATGCTGCTCGGGGCGAACCAATATGGCATGGTGACATTCACTGGTCCGGCGACGGCTAACTACAACGTCTCGGATGGGTTCCCGCAGGCTGGCGAACATTGGGGAACGAACCCTGGTTCGGGAGCCCTGCGCCGAGGCGTCAATCACTGGATCATCATTGGAAACGAAGACGGACGCGCGATCGTCGAGCGAGTCAAGGATCAAGATGTCGGCGCTGGCTGGTTTTATACGCTGCACGAGATGCCACTCTTTTCGTTTCCTCCTACCGATCAGTGGCATGAAATTCCTATTATCTGGGGCGAGGCAGGTGATGGGGGCGCAGGTATTCCTGAGAGTCCCGAAACGTGGACGGTTCAATCGCAGCGATTGATCATCCACATGGCGGCGACGTGGCATCTCGAAGTCGAGGAACGGATATTTGTTCCTTGGACGTGGAGCGAGGAGTCGAACGCTGGCTGTATTCTCGTTACGCCAGGGGGAAACACTGAAGTACGCCTAGAGGTTCAATGGGGAAATCTCGTGCAACACACATTTGGCGCCGAAGCGTTTCAGAAAGAGTACCGGTTGCGAGTTCGGAGCAACGGACAAGGTAGCTTTCTCACACTGTGGAACATGAAGATTAGGAACTCACTCCGCGACGAATTCGGTTGGCGCGCGAAGGGCAAGACGCGATTTCTGAGGATGTCATGAGTTGCACGTACGACCAGTATTCGCAGCAACGATGGGTTCCGTGCCGAAACGTGGGCTTGGGGGCTGTCGTTCCATTCGGCGTGGTCGAATACACTGGCGTCGACGTGGATGCGGAAGGAACAGAGGTTGTTCGCGTGCAAGCCCCTTCGGTCGCCGGCGTGGGGAATACGTGTTTCAACGGACCCAAGGGGATGGGTGCTGGCGACTACGGTTCCGTTACATTCGAGACGCCATGTATTGGAGCGTACGACCCGCCTTCGGTCGGGCCGTTTCACGGTCAAATCTTCGGGCCGGCTGTCACGTCGCGCTACAACTCCAACGTGACAGGTAACGGCTTTGGAGTCATCGGGGATATTGATTCGATCAATCGCCTCGCTCTGTTCGACTACGGAGCGTCGGGCTTGCCGTCGCTAACCGTCAGCCTGACAGGGACGACGGACGGGACAGGTGCTTACCAGTCGATGACGGTCGACTCGCAAGGGTACACCGTTGGCGTCGGTAATGGTGGCGTGTTGAGCGTCGGCGGTGCGGGAATCAACGTCCTCAAAATCGGCGTTTACCGCATTTCACTGTCATCATCCTTCACGATCAAAGATAAGGCCGATGACATCCCACCGACTCCGTGGGGCGTTGGGGGTGCTGGCTGGTTCATTAAGTACTGGGGTGTGACGTGTGGCCAAAAGAGCGGCGGGACAAACCCGGTCGAAACACTGAAGTGGTCAAAATTGACACGGCTAACACATCACTTAGTCGATGAATTCGAGGTAGCGTACGTGTCTGGGACCCTATCGTCGACGGAACTCCGCGCATTTTCAGCGACGGGCGCGATCAATCCGACAATCGCGAGCGATGAGGACGCGACCTTTGATGTAACTGCGACCCTTACAGTGTGGGGTCACTAATGGAACCGCGAACATCCTACAACCAACAACGATGGGCGCCTTGCCAGAATGTTGGCGACGTGGAGTTGAACGCGCATGCGGCGATGGAATACGTCGCCGTTGGCGCTGATGATGTCATTGCGGTTCAACAGGTCAGCGACGATGCCATTGAGACAACCTGTTTTAATAGTCCAAAGACCATGCAGCCGGGCGGCTACGGTCAATGCACGTTCGATGTGCCATTTCTGTCGCAGTATTCGGGGACGGCGACCACGGGGCGGTTATTCGGTCCAGTTAGCGGGGGAAGTAGCCTGTTCGATTCGCAACCCGTTCAGGGATACCCGTTGATCGGCGTCGTCGACGCTGGCGATCAAATTGGCTTGTTCGGTAAGCGGCGAAGCCAAAGTGACCCGAGCGGATCGAGCTTTTGCATGCGATTCGCCGGGACATCGATTATCACGAGGACGAATTTGACGTGGACGGGCTTTTTCGCCGGCACGAACTATCAAGGGGTTTTTGAGCCAGCGGCGGGGGATGACGGCTTGTCGATTCTGGCGAACGGGTTCTGGTACTGGGCGCTTTCTGTCACCTGGGAGCCGGTGTCATTTCTGATCGCCGATGGCCCGCACCTCCCACGGGGGTCGTGCGCGGCGGGGTGGGGTAAATGGTCTGGTCTACAGATGGATGACCACCTGTTGATTTATGGGGAGAGCCGAGCAGGCGTCCTCGGCAATATATACGCTAATGCGACCAGTGGTCAGATCCTGCGGACGACTGGCGACTGGTTCCAATTGCCGAGCGAGCCGCCGTTCCCTCCAATCCCGGTATGGGCGGAATCCCCATCAGCGGAAACGGACGTGACGGCGGTTTTGGCACTATGGAGTTGAGCGAGCGAAGTTGAGCTATAATCGAATTGCGGTACAATCTAAAGTCCTACTCTGAATGACGCTCCCTAACCACGGGAGCCCGTCGATGGCCGACGAAATCGCGATCGCCCTTCAATTCACAGTCGCCAAGAACTCTTTCTACTTCGACTACAATCCTGGTTCGCAGACGTTTGACCTGACCGGGTCGGGCGGCGGCAATCCTGGGTTGGTCAGTGTAGGAACGTCGGAAGAGGACATCAGCTTCGGCGATGTCTCGGGTGACGGCTGGATTCTGATCGTCAATCTTGACGCAGCCAGCACAGTTACATGGGGTGCAAGTGACACCACCATGAAGGACATCGGGACCATCGGTATCGGTGGGTTCGCGTTGTTCCAATTCGCGTCAGCTGCGACTTTGCGCATGCAATCCAATGGTGGCGGGGCAGTGCTTTGCGCCATCCACCGCTTTGAAGCATAAGGAATAGTTAGATGGGTAATAACCGATGGGCGCAACGACGGGCGCAACGACGGTCGCAAAAGTACGCTGCGACTAATGCGCCGCAACTGTCAACGATAAAAAAGCCGACGCCGACCAACCAGGTCCAGCAATATCCGGCGCAGATGGGAGCAGCGCCGCCGCTGACTCCGAACGGTCGTCCGCCCTCGGTCGGTCAACCGGTAGCTGCTGCTGCGCCACCTGCTCCTTCTATACCGGCTGCTGCGCCGTTTGATTTGCCGCCACCGCCCCAAAGTGACCCGCGTGCTGTCGGAGAGAATACGCCCCAAATACTGGCGCAATCGGCAGCGCAGTACGGCGGCGTCCCCTCTGTTCAGGCTGGATATGTCGATCCGCGTGATGCGTTTGCATCACCGCCACCGGCCCAACCGCCTGTCGATCCGCG